CGGGATACGTGGTTGACCAACAATGCCGATCGCGTCCTGTTCGGCATCTCCAAAGCGAATGCAGTGTCAAACGTATATGCAACTGCATTGGCGACGGTCGACAATGCCGCGGACAAGATGACCGCCGCGCAACTGACGCTCGCCAAACGCATGGCGCGCACGGCAACACCAAAAATCCGACCGATCCGCATCAACAATGATGAGGAATGGTACGTGGTGTTCGTGCCAAGCCTGGTGTTCCGCGACCTGATGCTCGATCCGGTCATCATCAATGCGCTGCAATATGCCTGGAACCGTGGGTCAGATAACCCGCTGTTTACCGCTGGTGATCTTATCTATGACGGGCTGATCATCCGCGAAATCCCGGAACTGCCTGTCGTCGCCAGCACGATCCAATGCGGTGCGTCCTACCTCTGCGGCGCACAGGCTCTCGGGATCGCGTGGGCCCAGAGAACCAAGGTCATCAGCAACCAGCGGGATTACGGCTTCATGAACGGGGTCGGGGTAGAAGAAATCAGGGGCGTTGCCAAGCTGCGTTTTGGCACTGATCCGACCGTTGATACGACGAAGCCGGTGGACAACGGGATATTCACAATTTGGGCGGCTGCCGTCGCTGACGCATAGCCGTTTGTAGCTACGACAGGAGGTCATTGATTGGCCTCCTGCTTTTCTCACAGGAGACATTCCATGCCCAACAAACCGACCGTGTCGGCGTCCATCACTGCGGCGGCGTCCGACCTCGGCCTCGATCCGCCCACGCCCGAACAGATCGCCGGCATCCAGGGCGCCACGGTGGTGTTGCCGCCGGATAGCGCGGCTTCGGCCGGCGCCCGCGGCGTCTACGACAACCTCGAGCACAACACGATGCTGCGCGATGCGGGATACGTGGAGCTGGGCGTTGACCCGGCCGATCCCGGTGCCGAGGTCGATGTGCCACCAACCGGCGGGAACGGTGGCAACGGCGGGACGGCCACCGCGCCGGTCAACACCACCGTGCCGCAGGTCACGCAGAGCGGCACGACGCTGAGCTGCACGCAGGGCGAATGGTCGGGCGAGCCCACCAGCTACGCCTACGCCTGGAAGCTCGACGACGCGGCGGCCGGCAGCGACGCTGCGACCTACGAGGTGCAGGCCGGTGATGTCGGCAAAAGTGCGACCTGCACGGTGACGGCCACCAACGCGGCAGGCTCCGCGGCAGCGCCTCCGTCAACCGGCGTCGTGGTGGCCTGAGATGACGACATCGGTCGGTACGATCGCACAGATGGCACTCCGTCGCCTTGGCGTGCGTATCGTACCGCTCGATGACAGTCCGACGCTCACCGAGATGGTGCCGGCGGCAGAGATCGCGACCGCCGCACTGGTGGAACTCGGCGTGCTGAACTCCGACGGCGCGCCAGCCACCGAGACGGTGCCGCAGGCGACGATCGCCACGTCGGCGCTGGTCGAGCTGGGTGTCATTGCCTCGGACGAAACACCGATCGCCTCCGATCAGGCGCTCACGTTCGACAAGGTATCGAGCGTGCATGGCTCGCTGGTCGCGCAGGGCATCGCAACGTGGACGCTCAGCACCATCCCGCGCGCGTTCACCGAGGAATACACCAAGCTTACCGCGGCGATGGCGGGCAGCAGCTTTGGCAAGGCGATCGATCCGGCGATCGTGGCGCTGCTGGAAGGCCGCATCCGAGCCGGCGCGACAGTGCTCAACGCCGACATGCCGTTCATGCTCGATAAGGTGGCATCGGTGCATGCCGCGCTCGATGCGCAGGGCGTGGTGTGGTGGACAGGTGATGCCGTGCCGCGCGCATTCGCTATGGAATACACCAAGCTGACGGTCGCCAACGCAGGGGTCAGCCTCGGCAAGGCGATCGATCCAGCCATCATCCCGGCGCTCGAGGCGCGCGTGCGCAAGGGCGCCATGGTGCTGTCTGCCGACGACAACGCACAGCAGGCGGTGCAGGCGGTGCATGATGATCTGGTGATGCGCGGCATCGCGCGGTGGTCAAGTTTGGACATACCAACCGCGTTGGGTGATCCGTACGTCGTGCTCACCTCCGCCAATCTCGACCCGCTGTTCGGCCTGCAGACGACCGACGCGAACGACGTGCGCGACGCGATGGTGGCGATCTACCGCTATGTGGCGCTGCCGAGCAGCGGCGAGACGGTGTCGGTGGCGTACTTCTAAATCCCACGAGGTGTGCGGTGGCGTATAAGCTCGCGTACAGTGACTACTCGACAGCATCCGGACCGCCTGATCCGGCGGAGTGGGTTGGGCCACCTGGACCGCCTGGACCGCCTGGGCCACCAGGCCCCTATGGGACGACGCTGATCGCTGATGCGCCTCCCGTAGCCCCACCGGACAACACCCTATGGTGGGATAGCAGCGGCACCGGGTTGTATATACGATACAACGACGGCAATTCGTCGCAGTGGGTACGGGCCGAGAACCAGGTCGGCACGGGTGGCAGTTTCCTGCCGCTCGCGGGCGGCACGATGGGCGGCCCTCTCACACTGGCGGGTAATGCCACCCAGCCGCTGCACGCGGTGCCGCTGCAGCAGCTTACCAGCACGACGGCGGGCTTCCTGCCACTCACCGGCGGTACGGTGTCGGGGCCGACATTCGTCCACTATCCGATGACATGGACGCCCAGCACCAATCAGGGCGCGCTGACGATCTATGGCGATATGTCCGGCACAATGGGCGCAGTCGGCGGTGTCACACCCTTTGGCGTCATTGTCACCTCCAACAGCGTAGACAGCACTGGCAATCCGGGCGCCAGCTTCTTTGCGTCCAGTATCCAGCATAATTTTGGCGGCACCAAAGGGGGTCAGGGCTGTCTGCGGATCGTTCAGACGCAGACATCCGATCTCGCGGACACCGCCGGTGTGTTCATCAATCCCGTGGTCATCGAGCTGGGTCTCAACCACAATGCAGGCGGCTTCGGCAACGGCCTCGCGTTTGCACCCCAGGTTGGTGTTTATGGCACCGGCTGGGGACTGATCGAAGCCGAGGAACCGGCCGTCATGCTTACTGCCGGGGCGTCGGTAGTTCAGGCTTATGTCACTACATCTGTATGGAATGCAGCAGCCCACGCCACGCAATCCGATGCCTTTGATTGTTTTGTAACCGGTGCTGGTAATGGTGCCGCGCCTCGCGCTGTCTGGCAGATCGGACGCAATGACAGCCAATGGCCGGTCGATCGGACAACTGGCTGGCTACTCACGACCGTGCAACAGCAGAACAACAATCCCGGCAATACGGCAAGATGGCCGCAAGCATGTGCTGGCGGATTTGATCTCTGGAAGATCAATTTCGGCACCGCTGCATTTCGGTCCAGCGGCATTGTCATAGAGGACACGTCGGTCAAGGTGGGCGTTGGACGGCTCTATAACGACAGCAACGGCGTGGTATTGGATAGCCCAGGCACCTGGGGTTGGATCACATCCTATCCCAATGGTGGCTCGGGGTATCAGATCAACGATCAGGTCTATGATGGCGTCGGCGGCATTGCCACCGTGAGCGCCGTCAGCAGCGGTGCGATTACAGCGGCGAGCTACACCAGAGCGCCGGTCTATTTCGGCACCGGGCCAACGACAGCAGCTGTGACCGGCGGTTCGGGCAGTGGCGCTGTGCTGGGGATCACTTGGTATAGCGGCAAGAACGAAGTGACGCTTAACCCAAGCGGTGGTCCGACTGTCGTTAGCGGAACGCTTGGCGTCGCTGGCGTGACCACGTTAAGCGGAGGAGCCATCGTTAGCGCGGCACTCAGCGCCAACGCAGGGCTGTATCTCGGTTCGAATGTCGCGACCGGCCCCACTGATTTCAGCAAGCACATATCATTCTATGGCGGTAATCAGTATGGGATGTGCGTCACCGGCGGGCAGCTTAACTACGGTGGCACATCCAGCATAATCCATGCTTTCAACAGCTCCGGGACAGCAACAGCTACCATCACCGCAACCGGCGGCCTCAAGATGCTGCAAGGCATCGGACTGTTCAACGGCACCCCAGTCACTGCCAAGCCGACGCTCACAGGAGCCAAAGGCTCGAATGCCGCGCTGGCTTCGGTCATTGCCGCGCTCGTGGCGTACGGTATGGCCACTGACACCACCACGGCTTAGGACCGCACATGGACATGCAGCCGATCGAACCCAACCGCCCGGAGGTGTCAGGTGTTTGACTTTCCCTCGCCTCCGACTGTTGGCCAGACGGTCACTGCGCCAAATGGTGCTGCATTCATCTGGGACGGCGCCAAGTGGACCGCATCGAGCGGCGTAGCCCAGCCAATCGGCGGCCCGTTCCTGCCGCTCTCGGGCAGCGCCGGCATGGTCGGGCCACTGTCGCTCGCTGGCAACGCGACGCAGCCGCTGCACGCGGTGCCGCTGCAGCAGCTTACCAGCACGACGGCGGGCTTCCTGCCGTTGAGCGGTGGCACGGTGTCGGGGCCGACGACGTTCACCGACATGGTGTCGATGACTGGGTCCTGCACCTGGGCCAGCGGTGCGTATCCAGGCACCAACCCGGCAATCTACCAGAACCTGACTTACACAGGGACTGCGACTGCGGCCTTCCCCGGGCCAGAGGGACAAAGCGTTCCTGTCAACCTGTTCGTGTTGTCTGAGAACATGACGGTCAGCGCACCAGCACAGTCGCTGAATGGTTTTGAGATCCAGCATAATACGACAGGGGGTGCCGGTGGTCGTCATGGACTGCTGGTCACTCAGCAGATCGTGGGCGCGATGGGGGCGTTTGCGCCTAACTATGTCGGGGCGCAGATATTCCAGGTGTTCGGCGGCAACGTTGCGGGGGCCGCTTCTGGCGCTGGCAACGGTAAGGGCGACGCATTCGGCCTTGGTATCCAGATGCAAGTTGGCGCTGGCATATTCGCCCATGGCGTGACTGGTATCGAACTCGATATAGCGCCCGCCTCTGGCGCATCTGTTGACTATCTGGTTGGCGAGCAGATCGTCAATTTCGGCGTAGCGGGGCAACTCGCCAACGTATTCGACTGCATGCACTTGCTCTGCACATCCAATCCGGCGACGCAGAAACGCTCGAACTTCGGCTATTACTTCGGCAACCCGCAGGCGGCGGATGGACATGGCTTTCCGATCACTGCGACCGGCACGATGATCGGCAGTCAGACCGGCTCGACAGGGATCGGTATCGACTTCTCCGCTGTCACATTTGCGACGGCGTTCCTGCGGGGGCCGAACGGTTTCCAGGTTGCCAACAACAACTGGGTCTCGACTGATGTGGTCCGGGCGCCATCAAATGTGCTGTTCGTCGTGGATGCGGGCAATAACCCGATCTGTGGGATATACGGCGGTGCGGGGGCGGTAAATTATCCTAATATTCAGAATGCCCCCGCAGGTAGTGGTCCAAGCATTTCGTCCGTGGGTGCCGACACCAATATCGATTTGACGTTGTTTGGTAAAGGAACCGGCGGGGTCCGCATAGCTGGCCGAGCAGGCTTCAACAACACCGCACCTATTGCCAAGCCAACCGTGACAGGCGCCAAAGGCAGCAACGCCGCGCTGGCCTCGCTGCTCACCGCGCTGGCGAGCTATGGCCTCGTTACCGATAGCACGACCGCATGACAGCATTGGCAGCCACGGCAGACCGTATCCGTCGTCGTTCCAATCATCCATCGGGACAGCGTAGCACAGGAGCTCGCGACATGGATATGCAGCCGATCGAACCCAACCGCCCGATGTCCGCGACGCTCACCGCGCAGCAGTGGGAGGCAGTGCTGGGCCATTTGGACGCTGGACAGCATCGCGTGGTGCGCCCCATCATCGACGCGCTGATGCAGCAGCTACAGCAGCAGTCGCAGCCACGGTTCGCCATGGAGGACGCTGACCATGCCTGACGGCGTGAGCATCCCCGGCGGACCGTCCTTCGCCGGAACGCCGTCCTTGAGCGTCCCTGGTGGCCCCGATTTCGTTGGCAACCCGCAGCCGCCAGACGTGCCGTGCGACCCGATAGGCGATGCGTGGAGGGGCACGCCGGGGCCTCCCGGACCACCAGGCCCAGCAACGCCAGGTCCACCAGGTCCACCAGGGTCGCCTGGCGCCGACAGCACGGTGCCGGGACCAATGGGGCCTGCTGGGGCAACTGGCCCTGCTGGACCGGCCGGCGCGGCTAGCACCGTGCCAGGCCCCGCCGGAGCGACGGGCGCACAGGGGCCGCAGGGTGTTCCTGGCACCGGTAGCGTCGTCTCGGTGGCAACGACTGGCGCGGGCATCTCGGGCGGCCCTATCACCACAACCGGCACGCTTGCCGTGGCCTGGAACGCCGGCACGGTTGCCGCTATTGGCGCCGGATTATCGGCGGCTGGCGGCACATTGGTGGCCACCGGTTCGCCGCCTACCGGCCCAGCGGGCGGCAATCTTAACGGGACATATCCTAATCCCACGCTGGTAAACTCTGGCGTAACCCCTGGCACCTACGGCAGCGGGGCGCTGAGCCCGCAACTGTTTATCGACGCCACGGGGCGCGTCACATCCGCCTCGAATATCGCTATAGCACCAGCCGCCTCCTCACTCACTGGAACGCTGACCTACGCACAGCTTCCAAGCGAAGTGCAGAGCGTGCCGATCTCGTTTCCGTTCAGTGGCAAGCCTGCGACTGGCGCGCTAGTGAATGTGCCGATGCCGATGGCGTTGACGCTTCCTGCCAACCTTGCCGGCACCGTGGTCTACGACACCACCAAAGCGACCAGCAACGCAGCGTTCATAGTCAATCAAGTCCACTCAGGCACGATCACCGCGATTGGCACAATCACAATCACCAGTACGAGCAACACCAGCGCTACGCTATCAGGGGCTGGCGGTACACTGGCGGCCGGCGACGTATTGCAGATCGTTGCGCCTGCCCAGGATGCCACATTAAGTGATGTCGGCATCAGTGTTCTGGCGGCGCGCGTCTGATGGCTGTTCATACTATTTACATCCTCAACACCCTGGCGGTCACACCGAACTGGTGGGGCAATACCCAATTGGATGGCGCCGCGCCAACCGCCGCCAATACGATATATGGCTGGACGCCAACCACCAATAATGTCGTCACTGTGCCTTATTACCGTGGCCGCTTGGGCGCGAGCGGGGCAGCCTCCGCAGCACAGGGAAGCAGCTGGAATGCCAGCACGAGTGGGCCGACCAAGGGCGCTAACGCTACCTCCGCTGGCTCAGGTGATGCCTTTGTAGCCGGACCATTCACCGGCACGTTCGCTGCGACTGCCTGGACGTTCAACTGGAACATGCGTGCCAGCGTTGTGGGCGCGATCGGCCATGTGAATATGCGGGTATGGAAGTCGGTTAATGCTGATGGCTCCAGCGCAACACAACTGCTGGCTAATACCGCTGGCGCCACGGTCACGCTGAGCACAACTGCCGACGTTAACAGCAGTATTTCGTGGTCACCAGGGACGCTGACGCTCAGCAATGAATACCTGTTTTTCCAGGTGGAATGGCAGGAAACCACGACCGGCGTGGTCAATTGCAACGTCTTATTCAGAGCTGGGACTGCAATGATTACCACGCCGGATCTCGCTACGGCTGGAGCATCACAGGCCCGCGCCACGGTGCTGGCATGAACGGCCCCATCGTCACGATGATCGGATAACGCATGCCATCCTTCGCCATGACCGTGCCCTACATGCGCACCAGTCCGGTTCACATCCCGCGCCGTGATCTCGTGCTCGGCCGCGCTGACTCGCTGTTCCTGCGCGTCACCGTGGTGGACAGCGACAGCGTCTGTGCGCAAGGCATCGAGCTGTCCGGTGGCATCGGCGGCCCGGTGCTGCAAATGATGGTCTGGCCGGATCACCGGCACCGCACCTCATGGGACTATGGTGCTTACTGGACGCAGTGCCCGCAGACCGTGCTGTGGGTAGGCACGGGCGTGATCTCGGATGCTATCGGAGCGTTCGACATCAGCTTCCCCACGGCCACCATGGCAGGCTGGCCACGCCGCTGCGCCTACGCCCTGCAGCTCGACTATGACGGCGGCGGTAGCACGGATCTGCTTGCGGAAGGGCGGTTGCACCTGGCGCACTCGGTGCCGCGCTCAGTCAATCCCGTCATCATGCTGACCGACCCCAACCCGGCGACGCTGACCGATCCGGGCGAAGCCATCTATCTCGCCGGAGGGCCACTGCCATGAGCATCACGACAGGCACATTCCCCGGCGTCCGCATTGCCGACATGCCCGACCTCGGCGCGGTCAACGACGCCTCCTCGTTCGTGGGCGAGCGGGCGGGGAGCGGTCGCTTCAGCGCGCTCGCACTCGCCCGGTATGTGTCGAACTCGGTCAAGTCGGCGGGCGCTGTCGGTGACGGTGTTTACGATGACACGTCAGCGATCCAGGGAGCGGTCAACGCGCTGGCAGGGGCGTGCGGCGCGGTGTTCTTCCCGGCCGGCACCTATCGCATCACGGCACCGATCAACATACCGCCGTGTGTCTCGCTGTATGGCGTCGGCCCGGCATCCAAGATCGCACCGGCAACCGCCGGTCAGATCGCGCTCTCGTTCGTCAACAGTACCGTGCTCGACAACGACGCCGCGATCCACGATCTGCAGATCACCCCAACCGCGGACGGCTGCATCGGCATCCGCGCCACGAATTGCCGCAATCTGAGCATCCACGACTGCACGTTCACAGGTTGCGCCGGCAATTCCATCGCGCTCGATCGCTGCGAGTATTACGCCATCGAGGACTGCCATGTGCGTGATAGCCTGAGCTACCTCGGCGGCACCGTGCTCTGCCAGTCGAGCGTGTGGAACAGCGTGAGCGGCGGCTATCTCGGCGGCAACGGCACCATCACCCGCGTGCGATTCAGCCCGCTGACCGGCGGCGGCTTCGACAACGCCTCCCCGTGCATTCATCTGATCTCGCAGCCGACCACCAGCATCAGTCATTGTTATCTCGCATGGGGCGCCTTCGGGAACGGGCCGGTAGATTTCATCGTTCTGGAGAACCAGTGCCAGGGCAATGTGCTGACGGCGAATGTGGCGCTCGGCGTCAACAACGGCATCACCATCCAGCCTGGCTCGATGGCGAACTGCGTCATGCCGGCTTACATCACACTGACCGACAACGCGATCGACAGCTTCGGTGGCATCGCGATCGGCGTACTCGGCACCGCAGCCCTCCCAGGCGCCTTCATCAACATCAGCGGCGGCACCTACAGCGAGACTCAGCAACAATGCACCGCGGCTGCCATTGCCTCCGGTGGCTCTGGCTACACCGTTGGCGACCTGCTGCTCGATCCGGCACCGCCGGCCGCGCAGGAAGGCGCCCAGGTCATCCTGCGTGTGACCTCGGTAGGTGGTGGGGGCGCCGTCAGCGGGGTGACGATTTTCAACGCCGGCCTGACGCAGACGCCGCCTGGCAATCCTGTGCCGTTCACCGGCGGGACCGGCTCTGGCGCGACCTTCAACCTGACGTACCAAGTTGCTCAAGCCTGCATCTGGCTGGCGCATGCATCCAACTGCACGGTGAGGGCTAATGGCTGCCTGAATTATGGCGGCGTCAGCGATGTCGGCTACGGCGTGGTGATGGATACCGTGACGAAAACCGTCATCACCGACAATCAGATCATCGGGATGCACGAAGGCATATTCTTCGGGGCGGGGGCGTGCTCCGGGATCATCCTCGGCACGAACTACCTGTTCAACACCAATAATATCGGCGGCCCGATTCCAACGGCCTCGGTGTTTCAGGACAATCTCAATCTGCCGTTCCTGACCACGACGCCTGCGATGCCAGCCTCGGGCGCCGTCGTCACCAACACCGCACCCTATCCGCAGCAAGTCGTCATTACCGGCGGCTCCGTGACGCAGGTCCTGTATCTCGCGCTGCCGATACCGGTCACGGTTGGAACGACCACAATCCTGACGCTGCAGCCAACCCACACGATCGCGCTCACCTATACCGTGGCACCCGGCTGGGCGTGGATACCAATGCTATGAGCGGATCGGCCGCACAAACAGCGCCATCGCCGAGCGGTATGCAGCGGATACCGTTTCCGCTGGAAAGCTACGAGCATCCGTCGCTGCCGCTGGTGGCTAAACGCCTCGTCAACCTGATGGCTGAGAAGGCGCCGGACGACGCGCGTGTTGCTGCGTCTTTGGTGCCGACACCGGGGTTGGTGCCGTATATACCGATCGGCACCGGGCCGATCCTGGCGCTGAACGATGACGTGCCAGGCGCGATTTACGTGGTCAGCGGCAGGCGCGCTTACCGGCTGCGGTTCAACTCAGATGGCTCACCGGCCTATGATGATCTGGGCGATGTCGGTATTGCAGACGCTGGCACCAACCCGTGGAATAGCTTTGTCACCATAGCGGCTGGCCCGACAGCAGTCGTCGTCTGCTCCGCGCCGCACGCCTACACCTGCGGCCACCTACCGGGAAATGTGCTCAACCCGATTACCTTTACGGGTTATCCCGGCGCTTCGTCGGTCTGTTATGTCGATGGCTATTTTGCTTTTTCATCGCTCGGCGATACTTCGCAGTGGTTCATCTCACGGCTGCTCGATCCGTCCAGCATCAGTGCGGCGGATTTCGCGTTCTCCGATGCGCTGCCAAACGTCATCCGCCGGGTGATCTCCAATCGCGGACAGATCTGGACGGTGGGCGAGAGCGGCTTTGAGGTCTGGTATGACGCCGGCTCGTCCGGGCTTGAGCTGACTGCCGGCGAGTCGTTCTTTCCGTTCCGCCGCGCCTCGGGTGGCGTGATCTGGACTGGCACCGGCTCTCCCATGTCGGTCTGTCGTGCCGATGGCTCGGTCTGGTGGGTCGGGCTCGACGGCATTGTCTACCGCTCGAAAGGCTACACCCAGCTGCGAGTTTCAACCCACGCCATCGAGGCGATCATCGAGAAGACCACACAGGTTGGCCTGTGGGGGCTGACGCATTCTTTCCGCGGCCATCTGTTCTATAGCCTGACCACGGGCGACAACCGGACGCTGGTCTACGACATTGCCACCGGCAACTGGCACGAGCGGTCCACGAGTATCGACGGCAACGGCTCATGGGGGACGACGGTCGGGGCAACCGACAACAACTCGCTGCATCTCTATGGCGACCGGGTGAGCGGCTGGCTCTACACGCTTGCTGTGGGGGCGGACGACGCCAACATCATCGTTATCCGCCAGGCGACGCTGCCGCCGCTGTGGGCCGCCACAAGGCGCGCGTTCTGTGCCCGCGTCGAGGTCGAGATGGAGGTGGGTGGCGCCAACACGCCGGGCAATGTGCTGCTGGAGTGGTCGGACGACGGTGGCCGCACCTGGGGGCCGTCACGCACCATGTCTGCCGGCGCGGCGAGTGAACTCCGCAAGCGCGTATATACGACGCGGCTGGGCTCGTTCCGCCAGCGGGTGTTCAGGATTACCACGCATGGGATCACAAAGCTCTACGCCATGGATGCAGACATCACCGCGGGCGCGTCCTGATGGCGACTGCGCCGATCAAGATCGTTGATCCGCCGTTCTATGATGCGCCGATCGTGGACGACGCGTCGGGCCAACAGCACTCGCAGGCGTGGACCGAATACCATCAGGCCGTCGCGGA